TATTCCATTGCGAATGGAATGAATTTGGACAAAAAGTTTTAAAATATTACTGGCCTAAAGCAATAACTTACAATGATATCACCAAGACAGATTTCACTATTCACCGAGGAACAATTGACATTCTTACAGGTGGATTCCCATGTCAACCATACTCATCCGCAGGAAAGAGACTTGGAAAAGAGGATTCGAGACACCTCTGGCCTGAGATGCTTAGAACAATTCGAGAGATTCAACCGACCTGGGTTGTGGGCGAAAATGTTCGCGGGCTTACTAATTGGAATGGAGGGTTGGTATTCGACGAAGTGCAGGCTGACCTGGAAGCTGAAGGCTACGAAGTCACACCGTTTCTACTTCCAGCTTGTGCCGTTAACGCCCCGCACAGAAGAGACAGAATTTGGTTTGTGGCTTTCAACTCCAAGAGCGAACGAAATACCAAGGTCGGAAAAGTTTTCGAAAAACAGGATAATGAGTCCATCGGAATTCGCTCAAAAAAAAGTATTGTTGCCTACTCCTCTAGCGCAAGCGAGGGAGCAAAAGAGCTTCGACAAATACGACGAGAGAATGAAGAGATTAGTCGAGAAGGGTCACAAACCATTTACAATGCCACTAGACCAAATGGCATTGAGGGGACTACTTCCGACTCCTCAAGCCTCGGATTTTGTGAGCACAGTTCAAGAGAAGAATTATTCTCTGAGACATTTGGAACACAACTCAGGATGGACAAACAAAATGCTTCCAACTCCGACAGTATCGGACATGAATGCAGGAAGGAGTGGGAATGCTCCGAGAGAAGGAGTAAATCCAATGACAAACTCATTAAAAGACGCAATAAATTACCAGGAGCAGACTTCCAAATGTTCCCAACTGTCCCCCCAATTTGTGATGGAGATGATGGGCTTTCCGACAGATTGGACTCTATTACCTTTCCTAAATGGAGACAAGAATCAATCAAAGCCGGGGGAAACGCAATAGTCCCTCAAGTAGTTTATCAAATATTTAAGGCAATACATCAATACAATCAATTAAACAATCAATTAACATTATGAGCAAGATTTACGGAGGAAACGCAAAGATGATTACAACAAAGTATGGCGATTTGTGGACAATTAGCCAGTCAAGAAAAGACTTGGAAACTTTGTTGAAGTATATGAATGACAACGATACTGAATGGGTAAACTCATCGGTTAAGGAAAAGCAAGAAAAGGTAGAAGGCAAGGCAACGCATTATTTAGAGGTTTACCAAAGAGAGGCCGTACAAGTAGCAAACAAGCCGACAGAGAAACGAATTGACGAAACCGATACTTTGCCTTTCTAATGAAAAAAAATGATTTGTACGCAATCTTTGTGGCGCTTGTAGGGATTACCCTACTCGCGTTGCTTAAGGTTTCTAGTTTGCTGCTTTTTGTAGTGGCTTTGGCTTTGTGGACTTTGGCTTGGTCTTGGGTTTATAGCAAGTGTAAATGATTGAATTTAAGATAAACGAAAAGCCTTTGAGCGTAAATTTAGCCTGGCAAGGTAAACGATTTAAAACTCCAGCTTACAAAGATTACGAGAAGGCAATGCTTTTGCGTATGCCAGCGTCTAAGGTTGACCCAGCGCAAATGTTAAGAGTTGAGTTTTTCTTTGGATTTAGCAACCAGGCAAGTGACCTAGACAACCCAGTTAAATTGCTTATGGATATCGCACAAAAGAAATACGGCTTTAACGATAAAAACGTGTTTGAGTTAAATGTTCGTAAATGCTTGGTTAAAAAGGGAGATGAGTTTATACAGATGGGGATTTATAATTTATTGCCGTTTTAAACAAAAATCTAGTTTTTAACTTGTATTATAATCCTAATCTTATATTTGCCTAAAGATTAAACAAATGAGCATTTACGAAGGGTTACTCATACGAAAGGCACGCAAAGCCGCTGGTTATACTCAAGAGCAGTTGTCCGAGAAAATCGGACTGTCCCTTGCTCCAATTAACCAGGTTGAAAATGGTTGGGAAAGCATAAGCCTAAACAGATTAAGGCAGATTTGCGAAGAGATTGGCTTAGAAGTCATAATTAGACGAAAAGATGCCGAGAATACAACCAACTAAGACCGATTATTCGTTAGAGATTCGATACCGACTACGAGACGGTAATTGGTCGCCTTGGTCGAATAAAGGGAAAGGGAAATTTGAATGCATCGAGCTTGTACAACGACAAATTAGAACGCTGGCGGCCGCTTATCAACTTAGAGAGAAAGAGGTACGCTTTGAATGGAATGGAGTACTTTGCGACTTTGCTGGCAATAAGACTGGCGAAGTCATTACACTTAAATAGTTAGTTTTGGGTTAGTGTTAACTGGAAAGCCTTGGCTAAGTGGTCAAGGTTTTTTTACTTAAATTTGTATTATGGAAAAGCATTTGCATTGGGACGAAAAAGACAAACAAAAGGCGTTTGACCTTATAATCGAGCAAATTTGCCAAGGTAAAAGCCTTAAATCTATAATTGACTCAGACAAAAACAACCTACCAGCATACAAGACCTTTTTGGATTGGGTGGTTAAAAATGAGGAAATGAGTAACAAATACGCGAAGGCAATGACTGTTAGAGCGGAGTTAAAGTTTGAAAGCATTGAGCAAGACTATTCCGAACCTCCACAAAGAGACGCGGAAACTGGAAAGATAGACCCAGGATGGGTAAGCTTGCAAAGGTTAAAGATAGACGCAAAGAAATGGGAGTTGTCTAAGCTAATGCCTAAGAAGTATGGCGACAAGCAAGAAACAACCCATATTTTGGAAACGCCAATATTTACAGGAATCGACCTAAATGTTCCAAAAGACAACGGCGCAAGCTAAAATCTCAAAGCTGAGAAAAAGAGTAAGGATTGTACAAGGTGGCACATCATCGTCCAAAACCTTTTCGATTTTGCCTTTACTCATTACTCATGCAATGCAGACTCCCTATACCGAAATTTCGGTTGTGGCTGAATCAATCCCACACTTAAAGCGTGGCGCGGTTAAAGACTTTTTGAATATAATGGTCATGACTGGCAATTATCGAGACGCTCAATTCAATAAGTCAGACCTAAAATACAAGTTTTTAAATGGCTCTTTTATTGAGTTTTTTTCGGCAGACCAACCCGACAAACTTAGAGGAGCAAGAAGGCACGTTTTATTCGTAAACGAGTGCAACAATATCGACTTTGAGTCCTACAATCAATTATCAATCCGTACAAGGGATTTTATTTATTTAGATTATAATCCAACCCAAGAGTTTTGGGTGCATACGGAGCTTATAAAAGACGAAGACTCGGACTTTGTGATATTGACCTACAAAGACAACGAAGCCTTAGACGCTGCAATTGTAAAGGAAATAGAGAAGGCAAAAGAAAAGGCTAAGACATCTAAGTATTGGGAGAATTGGTGGAGGGTTTACGGCCTTGGTCAGGTTGGAAGTTTAGACGGTGTTATTTTCTCTAATTGGTCATCAATCGACCAAGTGCCAGCAAATGCCAAGCTGATTGGTTACGGCATGGACTTTGGATTTACTAACGACCCGACGACATTGGTTGGCGTTTATCAATATGACGATTGTTTAATTGTTGACGAAAAGATTTACCGCCAAGGGATGCTAAACTCTGATATAATTGGAGAAATGAGCCGATTAGGAATAAATAAAACCGACAAAATCTATGCAGACTCAGCCGAACCAAAAAGTATTGAGGAAATTTACCGCTCAGGATTTAACATTAAACCAGTCCTAAAAGGAGCCGACTCGATTAAGTTTGGCATTCAGATTTTGCAAGAACATAAGCTATTAGTTACCAAAGAAAGCACAAACTTAATAAAGGAATTGCGCTCTTATACCTGGGATAAAGACAAGACTGGTAAAAGCCTAAATAGTCCTATTGACGATTATAACCACGCTATTGACGCGTTGAGATATTTGGCAATGATGGAATTAAAAAAGAAACAAGAATTTAAATTCTCAATATGACAAAAGAAACAATTGCCTCGCTTATTTTGATGTTTATTACTTACCTATTAATCGTGTTTGTAACGCTAGATTTTAATCCGCTTACCTGGCATTGGCTAGCTCGAGTGGTTATGGTTGTAATTTGGTTTTATGGACTTGCATTTTTAGAAAAAAATAAATAGGTATATTTGTTAAAACGAATATGCTATGCTATTAAAGGCTCTTCAGAATTACATCACGCCACAAGT